CATATTGGTCATATTGGTACTTACGAATATCGTTGGGATGATGTAGAGGAAGGCGCTATTGAGGCGCACAATAACAGGAAATAGACATGGCATTTACGAGCTACAGTGACCTAAAGACTACGATAGCAAATTACCTTGCTCGTAGCGATTTAACGTCGGTTATCCCTGACTTTATCCGACTAGCTGAGACACGGTTACAGCGAGATATTAGAACCCGTCAGATGCTGGTTGTGGCTACGGCTTCAACGACTGGTGGTGATTCAACTGTTGGGCTCCCGACAGACTTCCTAGAGATGCGTGATATTCATCTCAATACGACTCCGGTTACAACCCTGCGCTACAAGGCTCCTAACAGCTTCTACGAGACTTCTAGGGCTACTGAGAGTGGTAAGCCTGTGGATTACACGGTATTGGGCTCTGAGATGCAGCTAGCCCCGATTCCAGACACATCATACACACTGCAAATGCTGTACTACGGTAAGCCTACCGTATTGAGTGACAGCACTGCTTCTAACGTATTCCTTGCAAACTACCCTGATGCGCTGTTGTATGCGTCTTTGGCTGAGGCAGAGCCGTATCTGATGAATGATGCAAGGATTCAGACTTGGGCTGCTCTGTATGAGCGTGCAATCACTGCAATCAATACGTCTGACCAGTCTAGTGAGTACAGTGGTCAGCCTATGTCAATGTCTTATAACGTGAGGTAAATCATGGCAGAAATGTCGAACTATCTTGAGAATGCGCTGATTAACGCAACTCTCCGTAACACCAGCTACACAAGTCCTGCGACTGTTTACGTTGGTCTTTATACTTCAGATCCTACCGATGCTAATACTGGTACAGAAGTTTCAGGCGGTTCTTATGCTCGTACTGCTGTTACTTTTGGTGCGCCAAGCGATGGCGTTAGTACCAATAGTGCTGCGGTTGAGTTCCCGCAAGCCACAGGATCATGGGGAACCGTAGGTTGGATCGGTCTATTGGATGCTTCTACTAGCGGTAATCTGCTGTATCACACTGCTTTGGATGCTTCTAAGACGATTGCTTCTGGCGATATTTTCAAAATTGCAACTGGTTCGTTGTCTGTAACGCTAGCCTAAATGTTTGGGATCAGTGCATTTTCTGAAACACCATTTTCTTCTTTAGGTGGTGGATTAGTTCTATTTGGTGAAGCAAGTGTTAATGCTACTGCTACTGTTACAGCATTAGGAACAAGAATTCAGTTTTTCTCTGGTGATATAAATTGCGTTACAACCGTAACAGCAAATGGTGGGAAATTAAATCTTGGTAATGCTAGTGTAATTGGCAATGCAACTGTAACGGCAAATGGCGTAGCAATTTATAGTGCCACTGGATCAATAAATGTTAATGCCACTCTCACAGCAAACGCAACCAAAATACTATTTGGCAATGCTGTAATAGATGGCACAGCGACTGTAACTGCAACTGGTATACGCATTAGGACTGCTTCTGGCTCGATTACTGGTACTGCAACGGTTAATGCTACTGGCGGTGTTGTTTATGAAGGCGATGCTTCAATAAATGCCATTGCTACACTAACTTGCAGTGGTAACGCAATATTCTCAGGCATTGGTTATGTTAATGCTCTGGCAACTGTGGTTGCAAATGGTCAGATAATTGGTGAGGAGTGGTCAGATGTAGCTCCTGAAGCAACTAATTGGACTGAGCAATCAGCAGGTAGCAACACATGGACGAATATAGGAACAAGTAGCGACACATGGACACCAGTTTTTGCCGGGTCAAATACTTGGACGAATGTAAACGCTGGATCAGATAATTGGATGAGGCAATAAATGGCTCTTGTTTTGGCTGACAGAGTAAAAGAAACAACCACTACCACTGGCACTGGGACAATTACGCTTTCTGGCGCGGTATCTGGTTTTCGTTCGTTTTCAATTGTTGGTGATGGCAATACAACTTATTACACTATTTCTGGTCAAGGTACATCCGAGTGGGAAGTTGGGATTGGAACATATACTGCAAGTGGAACTACGCTTTCTCGCGATACTGTATTAGCCTCAAGTGCTGGCGCTCCAACAAAAACAACATTTTCATCTGGTACTAAAGATGTATTTGTAACGTATCCTGCTGGCAGGTCTGTTTATGTTGATGGTGTAACAGTAGATACTGCTGGAATGGGCGCTACGCAAGGCGATATTCTTTATGCGTCTGGGGCTGACGAATTCTCAAGGCTTGCAAAAAATACTACAGCTACACGCTATTTAGCAAATACTGGGACTAATAATAATCCAGCATGGTCACAAATAGATTTATCTAATGGTGTTACTGGAACTTTGCCATCAGGAAATGGTGGTACAGGACAGACTACTTACACCAACGGGCAATTATTAATTGGAAATACAACAGGGAATACACTTACAAAAGCAACATTAACTGCTGGCACTGGTATATCCATTACTAATGGCGCTGGTTCAATTTCAATTGCATCAACTGCTACAGGAACGGTTACTTCCGTTAGTGGCACAGGAACAGCAAGCGGTTTAACTTTAAGTGGAACAGTAACAACATCAGGAAGTTTGACGTTAAGCGGGACGGCTACTGTTGCCTCTCTTACGACTGCATCAGGTTCAGCGCCATCATACTCTGCTAGAGCATGGGTCAACTTCAGCGGCACAGGTACAGTTGCTATTCGTGCTAGTGGTAATGTATCAAGTATTACCGATAACGGTACTGGTGATTATACGGTAAACTTTACAACAGCGATGAGTGATGCGAATTATGCTGTTAATGCAATCTCTCAACAGGGTAGTGGTGATGCTGCTCCAAATGGAGTTGTTGCGTTAAAAAATGCGGCAACAATTACAACGTCTGCGGTTAGGTTGATTGTTGGAACCCCTACTGTTGGCGCTAACGATAGAGATTATGTTTTTGTTTCCATCTTCCGCTAATCAGGACTAATTATGGATAAGCGTATTATTTACCCAACAGATGAAGGCGGTGTCGCAGTCATAGTTCCAGCCGCTGAGTGTGGCTTAACCATTGAAGAAATAGCTGCTAAGGACGTGCCAGCAGGTAAGCCTTACGAGATCGTAGACGTATCGGATATTCCTTCAGATCGTACATTTCGTGGAGCATGGTCATGGGTCTCGTAATCGACTTAACTAAAGCCAAGAACATTGGTCACGATATGCGTCGTGCTGCTCGTGCTGAAGAATTCAAGCCGCATGATGAAGTCATCATGAAACAGATTCCCGGTGTTGACTCAGCCAATGCCGAAGCCGCCCGTCAAGCCATCCGTGAGAAGTATGTATCTATCCAGACACAGATTGATGCAGCAGCAACACCTGACGAGATTAAAGTAGCACTGGGGATTTAAATAATGCAGAAAATAGCTTTTGGTGAGTGGCTCCCAGATCAGCCGGGCGTAACAGGTGCGGTAACAGATGCAAAGAACTGTTATCCAGTTGCTAACGGATATGCAGCGTTTCCTAGTGAGGCTGATTATTCAGATGCAGCGGCTCAGACACTGCTGATTACCTTTGCCGGTAAGTTTGGTGGAGCTACGAACCTATTTGCTGCTGGTGCTACACAGATCTACAAGTTTGATTCTAACGATGCCACCTTAGATGCCTTAACGACTAGCGGTTATACATCTGTTGAGGGTTGGGATGTAACTCAGTTTGGCAGCAAGATGATTCTGGCTAATGGTCAGGATAAGTTACAGGCTTACGAGATCAACGTTTCTACTTATGTAACAGATTTGGCTGCTGCTGCTCCTACGGCTAAGTACGTAACAGTGGTTCGTGACTTTGTGGTTGCTGCTAACGATGGCACAGACTCCAATAAGGTCTACTGGTCTGACATTAACGATGAGACAGACTGGACTCCCGGTGCTGCATCGCAATCAGATACACAGTTGCTGCCTGATGGTGGCGATATTACAGGTTTAGCGGGTGGGGAATATGGTCTGATCTTCTTAGAACGTGCCATATATAGAATGAGCTATACAGGCTCCCCGCTTTTTTTCCAATTTGACGCTATTTCTAGGTCTTTAGGCTGTATTTCTAACGGTTCTATTGCCCAGTATGGTGGTCTAACTTATTTCCTCTCTGACGATGGTTTCTATGCCTGTGATGGACAGACAACTAAGTCCATTGGCGTTGAGAAAGTAAACCGCTGGTTCTTTAGTAATGCTGCTCCTAACGAAATATTCACAGGAATGAGCGCAACAGTAGACCCAGTACGTAAGTTAGTAATTTGGAAATTCAATAACACGTTCGGTGGTAAGTATTTACTCATTTATTCCATTGATTTGGGTAAATGGTCATACGCTGATACCACTGCTACCAGTATTGCTTATGTATTAACACCATCTGCTACGTTAGAACAGGTGGATAACTACAACACAAGCATAGATGCATTGGATATTCCGCTAGATTCTCGTGTTTTTGCTGGTGGACAACTGCTATTTGCGGGTGTTTCTGGCACAAAGATCATTGCTTTCTCAGGTCAACCTAAGACAGCGAACATAGCGACTGGTGATATTGACCTTGGGCAGTCTGTTGTGACCTTGGCTAGACCAATTGTGGACAATGGTGGCGCTTCTGTAGCCATTGCAAGCCGTAATTTGCTCACTGATTCCGTAGAATTTGGCACAGATGTGACTGCTGACTCAGAAAACCGTGTTCCTTTGCGCTCTAACGGTAAATATCACCGTCTGAGACTGACTCCAACAGGATCTAGCTGGAAAACAGCAGTTGGTTTGGATGTAGATGTTGTTAAACAGGGTACTCGATGACTCAGTTTCGTACATTACCGCCATTTGGAGGAGATCAACGGGCTGTAGCTGAGGTCGTTCGTGGTGTTATGGATGGTAAGACCAATAATACCGGCACAATTACCTTAGCTACTGGTAACGCCACTACAACTACCCTCTACGACGAGCGTATAGGCTACGACAGCCTTATTTTCTTCGTTCCTGTATCTTCTGCTGCCTATGCTGATTCGATGCCTTATGGAGCGTTTCAGAGCCTTGCAGACCAGTCTATAACGGCAAACACAGCCACAGCCATGACAATGGATACAACGGACTATTCTGATGGGGTTTACCTGTCTAATAGTTCTAGGTTGAACGTAAGAAATGCAGGTGTATACAACCTTCAATGGTCTGGGCAGTTCCAAAATACAGACACAGTATTACACGATGTTAGCGTTTGGGTAAGAAAAAACGGAACAGATGTTGCAGGTTCCACTGGCTTTATTTCTGTACCTAATAGTCATGGTGGAGTAGACGGTCATTCTGTTAATGGATGGAACTACTTTATAGAATTAAATGCTAACGATTATGTCGAGCTGTATTGGTCTGCCACTAACGCAGCCATTAGCCTTCAGTATTACGGAACCCAGACTAGCCCGACTAGACCAAGTACAGCCTCACTTATTGCGACGCTGAACTATATATCCCCTAATGCTTCTACCAACATATATGTTTCTAGTAAGCAACAAGGTCAGGCTACGATAACGCATTGGGCTAATAATACTGCGAATAAGACTTACGGTTATATAATCGTCGGATGACAGAATTTAAATATATCCCCGTTGACGAGATTAGAAATTGGTGGGCTTCTATTAGGCCCGGTTTAGAAAAGATTAAAACTAAAAGTCCTGAGAATTGGATAGTCGAGGATGTATACACAGACTGTTTCAATCAAAAGGCTATGCTTTGGGTAGTCCTTAAGAACAACCATTTTTATGGCTTCTTTATCCTTCAGCCAATGGGGCAAGAACTCCATGTTTGGGCTGCTTGGACGTTAGAAAATGATTATCAAGTGGTTGAAAAAGGTTTACAATTTATCAAAAGTATGGCTAGGGATGCTAATGTTAAATATTTGACATTCTCCAGCCATAGGCCGGGATGG